CCCTGGCCGGTACGTTGAGCGGCTTGTGGGCTTCCGGGAGAAACCGGACGCCGGCGACGGGATTCTTCTCTGCAAGCTCGAGCGCCATAGCGTAATTGAAAACGTGTTTAAGAACGGCGAGGGAGCGGTTAATCGTCAGGTTCGTTAAGGTACGTTTTTGGTCCTGGATGTAGCATTCGATGTCAGCCCGTGTTATATCGTGCAACTTTTTAAGGCCGAAATATTCTACGTCCCTTCGCAGATATACGCGTTTCCCCTGGACTGTGCGCGGCGCGTTGTAGGTTCTACAGTAGCGGAGGTAGAAGATGGCGAAGCGGCGGAACGTGATTCCCTCGTTCATGGTCGTCTCCCTTCGAAGTAATTCTGGACGAAATAACCCTGGCCCCGTTACGACTTACAACATATACCGTACAGACAGAATAAAATACACGCGAGGAGTATAAGGCTTAAAACGATTGATATAATTGCCTTTAGCGAAATCGCGCCCCGCAGAAGTTCCTCCGTTATCCCCAAGAATCTATCCCCCTATCCTGGGTTATTACAATATTGAATTAAATATTTTAGGAATTTCGTCTCGTTTTCGTTATTTGATTCGACTATTAACCAGCCTGAATCTGTTCCTATTTCCCAAAAACCGCTTAGCGTTATAATCGTAACCAGATTCGATTCTCGGACATTGATAATATAAAACGTACGCGCTTCCGCCTCTGTGGAATAAATATACGCCGGCAATACGTATTTTTTATAGTTTTCATAATCCCAATAATCGTAATCGTCCCGTTTTAAGTCGATGGATTTATCCTCGCCTTTGTATGGAATAAATACATCGTTACCATAATGGATTTTTAAAGCGTCTCGTATTAAGGGATATACTTGTTCGAATTTTAGATTTACGGTTCCCTCAACGGTTCCGGCTAAAACCTGGGACGTCATCAACATCGCACCGATTATCGCAAAATAATTTAGGGTTTTCATAGTCTTTTCTTCATGCTAATTATTTAACGGTAGACCGCCTTGACGCGCCCGAGCGACGCCGGCTCGACGGCGGTGTAGCAAAGTTTAGTTTTGTAAACCCAGTTGTTTGACGCCGAATACCAGAGGTACGAGCCGTCCTTCGTTACGCCGTAAGGATTTTCGTTTATGGAAAACGAATCTACGACGGAACCTGTTTGAGTGATTTGGAATATCCGACGGGTACCATTATCGGCCGTCCATAGATACGGCTCGTCCCAGCATAGGCCACGATGCCTTGATGCGGGCAACCGGAAAGAACTTATTAACGAGGCGGTTATGTTCATTTTATACGTATAGGTCGCGGTCGAATACCACAAAAACCCCTCGCCATTCGTGATACCGTAGCCAGGATACGAAGGCCCCTCGAAAGACCGTATGACGCTACCCGTCTTCGAAAGCCGGAAAATAAACCCGGCGATGTTGCACGTCCAAAATTCATCATCGGTCCGGTCAATTCCCCAAGAGGCGTTTCCCACGTTCAGGCTGTTTAATAGTGACCCGGTAGTCGTAGTGCGGTAAATATAGTTCTGGCCGTCGCCGTGGTAGAGGTAGCCGCCGTGGTAATCGATACCGCAAACGCGAGCGCACGGCGAACGGAACGACGCCACAATCGAGGCCGTTCCGCCATATCCTGCCGCGGCGCACAATATCGCCGCGAGTACCACTAACGTTGCTTTCCTCATCGCGTTTGCCTCCCGTGCAAAAAGCGGCAATCGAACGCCTGGGTTGTGAGAACGGGGCATAGACCCGTCCCGCGCCTCGCGACAACGGGAACCCAGGCGGCCGACGGCCACTTCTTAAAAACGTCGATGGTAATGTCAGGGAATTTCTATGCTTGTTTCTCACGCCCAAATTATAACCGCCCGGGCCCCCCGTGTCAAGGGAAAAATGCGTTTATACCGAATATTTTTTTACGATTTGTTAAAGTAAAAACCCCGCCGACCAAAAGGACGGCGGGGCCCAGAAAGGAGGGTAGGGGTCTCGTTATTCTATCGCCAACGTAACCAACACGCTCGCCGCGGCCCCGCCGGTCCCGAAGCCGCCAGCAACGCGGACGTCTATATTTCGCCCTACGTTATACGAGGTGGCGAGGACGCCGGCGACGTTCTCGCGCTGGTCGTACGTTACGCCGGCGCCGAGGTGAACGTGCCACAGCCGCAGCGCGTCGACGCCCGCGCCGGCCGTCAAGCCGCCCAGCCCCGCGCCGCCGCCAAGCCACGGCCGCAGCTCGAGCGCGACGTTAGCCGGCGGCTTGCGGTAAATAATGGCTTCGACGCCGGTCGGCACGACGACCCGGCCGCCGGGGAGAATCCCTACCTCGACGGTCGACGCGCCGGGGGGTACGTTGACCTCGACGAGCTGCGAACCGGCCGGCCATTTCTTTAGCTTCGCGTCGGCCGATGTCTTCTTGAGATGCGGCCAGGGCGACGTGAAATCGACGGGCGGCGCTACCCACCCGGGCGGCGCGCCCGTCGCCGTGGCCGTGGATTCGGAGGGCCGCGGCCGGTCGCCGCAACCGCGGCCGAGTAGGAACACCCCGACAGCCCCCAGGAGGACGGCGACGGCCGCGAGGATGAGAACGGACCATTTGACGCGAGCCCAAATTGTTTTAAGCAAGCCGGGGCTCATAACCTATTCCTCCTTCGGGGAGTTGTGTATGGTCACTCCGGTAAAGGTAATTCTCCGCGAGGGATAGACAGCCGGGGTCAGGTAACAAGTCGAGGCATCGTAACCTATCCCAATCGAAATTCAGGCCCGGGTCCACCTTCGACTTATGTATATTTCCGTGGGCGAGCAGGCCCCGGAAATCGTCGAAGAATTCTATCGGATAGGGATCGGGGTACCGGGAGTCGCAACCCAACAGCGGGTCGGGTGGCAACGTGAGCGGGATGCTGAATCTTTTTAATATCGGCGGCAGCGCTACTTCGAGCGCCCGGTACTGCTCCTCGGTAAAGTTGCCCTTGCCTTCTATCTCGATTCCGATTGACCGTTCGTTAGGGCGAATCCGCGCGGCCCGTTTCGGTGCCAGTACCGGGTTAATCCCGGCATGCCAGGCGGCGTTCTCGAACGACACGAGCCAGTAGATGTCGCCGTTCGCCGTAATGTAAAGGTGGCTCGACGCCCGGTTGGAAATGAGTGTATCGAGGTCGCCCCACTTCGCGCCCCAGGTATAGTGCAGCACGACGAAATCTACCGGGTACTCCTTGCGGCCCGCGAAATTCCGCACGTCCTTTTTTCCGAGGTAGCGCAGCGCGTCCCGTTTAGAGTAGAGCCGCGGCACTACTTCACCCCCGGCAACTTTATATTCGTGCCGAACCAGTTGGCGACGCGGGGCCCCTTACTAATGATTACGATTACGTCGGCCACTATGCCTCCTTTTCGACGCCGTTCTTAGCTACCGCCCGGCCGAGCCAGGCGTTGGCCAGGTTATACCCCAACGCCAACGTAACGAGGGCGGCGACGGCGACGTAAAACATCTGGCCTTCGGGCCGCGCTACGAACATATACCCGAGTAAGCCGACTTCCGCCAGTATCGTCTGTATAAACTTTTTGGATATAAAGCTGGTCATCTTTTCTCCTTTCTCGTCAGCTTCCGAAGATGGTAATTATATTTCCTACGATACTCGTTGCTCCCAGTATAAGGGCGGCGGCAACAGTAGCTCGCGCCCGGCCGCTGAGTTGCGCTCGGGTATCCCTGTCTTGTAAAATAGCCAACTGCTTATCGTGGGCGTCTACCTTAGAGCAAGCCGCGCCCATGAGGATTTCGAGGCGGTCTAACTTCTCGCCAAATTTACCGCGCCATTCGGCCGCATTCATGTCGCGCCATTTATTATTGTTGTCTTCCGCCATAAGCGCTCCTGCGTTAAGGTTATGGCCTCGGGCTATACGTTGCCCGTCTTGCGGCCGGAAATGAGCACCGCCAAGTCCGTCGGGCCTCCGCCGGCGGGCGTGAGTTGAACCTGGATTAGGTCGTTCTTGTAATATTGAACGACAAGATTCGTTGGGGAAAAGCCCTCGGAACTATAATGAATGGCGTTAGTCGACGTCGCGATTAACGTAAACGAACCCGGGCCCCAGCTGGGATGGTTGACGCCGTTCTGCATTAAGTCAACGTCCGTCACCGCGAGGGCATCGGCAATCCGAGCGTCGACCTCTACGCGGCATACGAGAAAGTCAAACGGTACATGCCACATATCAAGTCCCACGAGGCTGTGGCGGTCCATTAGTACTATGCCGCCGGGTGCCCCTAAGTACGAGAAGTCTATCGTCCACGATTCGAGCTCCGCCGTGCGCGAGCGGCCGTAGTTCGCGATGCCTTCGGTGAACTCGTGATCGTAGAACCACACGCCGCCGACCTTGCGTGCGCGCGCGAGCCGTACCCATCCCGCCGCCTCGTTGTGGGCGACGACCGCGACGTTAATCTCGTAGCCGTCGGAGCGCTGGCGGTTGTAAGCGATGCCGGATTTGACCGCGGCGTCGGGATTGGCGTACGTCCAGATATGGCGTATGGCGATGTAGTTCCAAACGCCGGTAGTGTCGAGGCAGGGGATGTTATCGACGTTGGCCGCGAGGACGATATGGTATTTCAGGTAGTCGCGACAACGCCCGGCGTTCACGAGGAACGTATTGACACCGGCGCCGTTCTCGACGGTCAACCCCGAGAAGATGTAGGCGTTCACGATGCCGTAAATATCGACCATCGTATCGCGTATGGCCGCTTCTTCGGCGGTCAAGTCCTGCCGAACGTCGTTATTGCGATACCAGTCGTTCAGAAACTCCGGGTCGGTTACATTCGTTCTCGATACCATAATTCACCTCTACCAGTAGCGGTATTCGTCTACGTTGATGTCCACTTCCGTTTGCGCCGTTACGAAGCCTTGTTCGCCAGCGTCGATAATGTCTGCTGCGACGGCGTGTTCGTCTATTATCACGTTTCCGTCTATCCGCATTGAGAAATTCGTATCGTCCCTAATCCATATTTCAATTTCGCGCATCGCCGTCATATCAAAACCCGTTACCGCCCACGCCTTTCGTATATTCCAAGCCAAGCTGTCAAAATACATAATGGCGTATTCCCAAGCTCCAGCACCGCTCGGGTCATTGAATACGACGGCGTACCATTCCAATGCAGCTGGTTGACAGCGAAAGATGAATCCTGCGAAATGTAAGGGATTTACCCCGGCCGTTGTAAAATATGCCCGGGCGTACATATAAATATTTTTATCTTCTATAACAATAAACTCTACGCCACTCGCTAAATGCCACGGTAGCGGAACTATGGCATCGGCAACCGCATTATTTAAACTCGCGTCGCCCAATAATTCATAGGGCGGCCCCACGTAAGTCCAACCGCCGCCGCCGCCAGCAACGGGGAAGCGATTCCAATACCTATCCCACGGCGTCGCCGGCAAAGCAACTCCGGGGCCGCGGTAGAAGTTATCGTCCCACGACCACGGCGCAAGCCCCAGCGAGTACGCCCATGAGTGCATCCGATACCGCGGCGGCGCTGGCAAGCCCATATCCGTTATGATGTGGCCGCGCGTCTGCGCGGGTTTTATTTCGTAGATGCCGGGCAGCCCCCCGGGCGTGCCGGCGACGAGTTCCCACGCCTCCGCCACACTCGGCGACCGGTTTAACTCGACGCCGAAGGTCAAGAAGTCGTGGTCGCTCAAGCCGTGTATTTCGCCGAGGCAATCGTCGCCCGGCGTTACGCCGTCGGCCCGGCGGCCCCAGGACGGCGCCGCGTAGTAGGGTTTATAATATTCGTGGATGCGCTCGACCGTTATAACGGGGAGGTACGTCGCGCCTATGGCGTTGACGGCATCCGTTACCGCCTGGACCGTCAGGCAATTATTCGCGAGTTGCATCTGCGCCAGGAGCCGCAGACGGTAGGCAGGGTCCGTCTCGGCGACGTTCCGGGGGTTATCGAGCGTCGCCCCCCACTCGTCCAGCTCGAGGTTTCGCGCCGTCGGTATGAACATCGCGTCGTAGACGCGGTCGGCAACGGTCGTGAAGCAGTCGGGTACTTCGAGGTGCCCTTCAATCCACGCGGCCCCGAGCATCAAATCGGCGTCGCCGGAGTTGCCCGAAGAGTCCGCGCTGACGATGCCCACGCCCTCGTCCCAGTGCCAGCAACCGCGCAACTCGTAGTCGTAGCCGACGTCGCTGGCGAACATCTCGGCGTCCATAAAGTAACCGACGCCGGCGTTGTAGAGCTCGGTAACTTCCGCTTGCGATAAAACCCGGCCGTACACCCGGCACTCGTCGAGCCAACCCTCAAATGGATTCGTGCCGCCGACCTCCTGGCCCCAATCCCACTCGGCGACCGACGCCGCCAGCGGCCCGGCGCCGACTACGGCGGCCCCGGTATTGACGCCGTTGACGTAAATAACGCCGGCCGGCCCCACGTCGTCCCAGGTTACGACGACGTGATTCCATTGATCGGATGGGAATGAGTCGAGCGGGGATGTTACGGTCGTACCCGCAACCGGCGTAAACACAAGCGAGTTATTGGCCGCGGCACCCGTCTCCACCTGGTATACGTCGATGCCCTTCGAGCAGATAACGTCCACGTCGACGCCGACGTTCTCCCAGTACGCCCAAAACTCTATCGAGATTTCGTTTATGATATTGAGGCCTGTGTTCGCACCCCACGCTACGTTGTGGGGTATCCGGGCGTAGTCGTTTACGCCGTCGAGGTGAAGAGCCGAGCCAAGGTCGTCGACGCCGAGCTCGCGCCGCATCGCCTCGACGAAGACGCGGAGGTTAACGCGGTCCTCGTCCGAGAACGGCTTTTTGCGGTAGAGCGAGAGGAACTCCTGGTTAAATGGTCGCGGCATCAGCCTGCTCCTCCATTAAAGCTTCCACGTCGCGGTAGGTGATGACGCGCAGGTCGATGGCGCAGACCTTGCGCTGGACGTTATCGAAGTACGCCTGGACAGCGGTAACGGTGCCCTCCAAGCAATCCCCGCCGCTGTGCAGTATCAGGAGGTCGCAGGTGTTGACGCCCCGGATGCCGGCGAAGAAGTGCGCCTCCGTTACCTCGGCGAACTCGTTTACGGCGGTTGCCTCGTACCATCCCGCCGTCCCCAACATCCGGTTGCGGAAGGTCGCCAGCACGGTTTTGCGCGCATCGTCGGCAATCTCCCCAACCCACGTGAGACCGAACAACTCGTACCAGCGGCGAAGGCCGGCAGCGTCGGCGGTCGTCGCACAGATGTTTTGATAGTTGATATAGTTGACCTTCCACGCCATCGACTGCGCGTAGGCGTTGAGCCGGGCGATAGCGTACTCTATCGACTCCTCGCTCCAGTTCGTCAACGCCGGAAGTTGCGTCCGCGCATACGCCACGATGTCGTCGTGTGTTTGTTGTTCGGTTTTGAAAGTAGCCATTATTACCTCACAGCGTTACCGAAACGAGTTCGCCGGTTAATTTCGATTCCGCGATAAAGACGTAGCTTGAGCCGTCGTAGTCCACCGTCGGCTTGCCGACGCGCGCGTCGCCCTTGACAAGCTCGCGCCATTTCGCCTGGATGTCGCGTATCACGTTCGCGCCGTGCGGTGCCTGCGTCAACTCCTCGAAGCGATGGCCGCGGAAGGGCGCGCCTATCCGCGTATACATCGGCGTATGAATAATCTCGTCGAGGTCGCGCTTCAGCGCGTAGTCGCCCTCCTCCGAGCGGATGGTGAACTCAACCGTTACCGCGCCGGTCTCGGGCGTGGGTGGGGCAAGAACTATGTCCAGGTTCTCGTCGCGGGCGATGCTTACGAAGTCGATTTGTCTCACGATACCTTGACCCTCCACGTTCTAACTTCGGGTTCGCCGGTTACGGTATTGCTCGGGCCAGCGCCGGGGTGGGGAGCGTGATCATGGTAGTTATATGCACCCTCGAGTGCCGAGAGTCGTTGCTCTAATTTATCGCCGAGGACTGCGGGTTCGGCCTCTGCCGAGATACCCAAAACGATGTCGCTCGAATTTATTACGATACCGTGGCCGTCCTTGTTTAGAATCACGATCTTGTCCCACGCGTGGACGCGGAATATTACGGGCCTGCTCTTATCGAGCCACGCCACGATAACCTCCGTGCCGACGACGGGTACGATCGAAAAGCCGACGGCGTCCGCGTAGCGCATAACGCGCAGCGGCACGTCCTCGATGTTCTGTCCGCCGTCCTCCGGCGTAACGACGCACGTCATCTCGGCCTCGTTTACCGTAAATGCCGTGCCGACGGTGAACACGTCGGGTATCTTCGCGACGGCGTTGACCAGGTCGCTAAAAGTATCGAGCGCCATTACTCGTACCCCCCGGCCACGGTTACGGCCATCTCGTAAACGCCGTTGCCGAAACTGTGGTCGACGCTTTCGACGGTTGCGTGGCGGATGTTGTCGTCGTACTTCGGAACCTTCAAAGCGATGCGCGCGCCCTGGCGGATGTACGGATTGCCGGGCGCGCGGAACGAACCCTTGAACCCGGACGTCGACAGCTTTAAATATTCCTCTTCCGCTCGTTCGGCGGCCTTTTCTTTCGTCGGCGCCGACACGACAAACGTCAGCTTTTTCTCGGCGTCGCCATCCTTATAATCCCTGGCCTTGAACTCCGCCGTCTTGGGCGGCAACTTGTAATCCCCATCCGTAAGCGTCACGGCGACCTTCTTTATCCGCCGGTCCTTGATGTATTCGATTTCGCAGTCGTCGGCGTAAACGTTCTGGCCGACGATGAACAGGTAAGCCTTGCCCTGCGCCGCCGGCTCCTCCCACGCCGGGCCGAAATAACCATCGCTCGTGCCGGGGATGGCGTACCATACCCATCCCGTCTCCTCCGCTATCGTATCGAGCACCTGCGCCGGCGTATGGCCGTTGACGCGAAATTTCGTCGGCGGCATCGTCGGCGGTTCGAACGGTGATAATTGCGGCACCATCCCGCCCCGAGATAAAGCGTCCTTTGCAATGTCTTTCCACGACGCGTTCGCGTACGTCTCCTTGTACGCGTTCTTACGCGCCGCGCCCGCGACGCTCTCGCAGGTAATTTTCAAGGGTAAGTTCGGCTCTATTTCCTTTATAGTGCCGCTAAACACCGGCGCAACCGCGAACTCTTTAAACCCGAGCGACAAGGCTACGACGTCGCTCTCGTCAAAAACGTCGAGCGTGAACGCCTTGTGGTTCGGGAACTCCAACTCGCACACGTCCGCCGGTTTCTTCCGCGTCATATTTACCACCGCGCTTGTTATGCCATGAACGGCGTACTTCCCAACGGTCAACTTAAACTCGGGGCTAAGAACTACCAAACCACCGCCTCCACCTGGTCGCCTGCATCATCTTCCCCCGCTTCGCCCGGGCGGGTATCGTGATTTGCTGGCCCTTATAGAGTACGTGGCGCTCGTCGAGGTTATTCGCCGCCAACGCGTCGAAGTACCCGTAGTGATGGCCCCACTTTTCCTCGACGGCGACGCGCAACATATTCGGTATAAACTTTCCCTTTTCCTTCTTCGCCATCGGCGCAGGAGCGGGCACACCTATCATGCCTGGGTCGCGGGGAGATTCCTGGCCGGCCGGGAACTGTGCGCCGTTGCCCGGCGCTCCACTTATAAACGACGGCAAAATTCCCAGCGTCCTTCCGGCAAAACCCGGGCCGTCCGGCCCTAATTTTATTTCGGTAGCCATTACTCCGCCTGTTGCCCCTCGCCGCCGAATGTTAGAAAGATAGCCTTGTCGCCGTTCTCCTCAACTTCGATACGAAAACTACCCATCGTCGAACCCGTGCGTACAGGTATTTGCGCAGTCATTCTTCTCGGTACGGCCGGGCCAGTATAAGATTCGACTATATCCGAGGTTTCAAGATCGGGAATGAAGACATTAGCCCCGGCCGGTATCAGTTCGAAGTCGTCGCCGTAAATGTCGAGGTTCGCGTAGTAGATATGCGTCCACGCTTTCGAGTCGCCGTAGTACCACTCGGCCAGGAACACGAGGTCCTCGCCGTCACGAACGCGGTGATACGTCCCTTTTGCCATCGGGCACCCCTATGTGCTTGTGGAGCCAAGGGAAGCCGGCGTACGCGCACTTACAAATAATTAACTGCGTCGAGCCGTCAACGCCTATATGCCTTCCCATAGTTCCTGTTCCGTAACATCGTTTACAACTCGAGTTCGCGTAACGTTTCGCCCGACGCGCTATATTATGTTGCGGATCTACTTTATCCCTTCGCCGGTCGCTCATTCTTCCTCCGGGAATATCAACGTCAGCGGGTCCTCGGCGGCGTCGGCGACGAATCGCATCACCCACGCGACCTCCTCCATTTGCGGCGTCGCTTGGTAGTCGAGCGGCACGACGTAGCCGATGCCGTGGCCGGATAAAAACCCCTCCGTATCCTCGATCGCCACGGGCCCATCGGCTCCTATAAGAACCTCGTTGTAAAGCATGCCCAACATCTCTATCTTGTCGACGTACTCCGACGTGCCGAGAAGCGTTCCCAAAACCCCCATCGCCCCGGCAAATCCGCCGCCGACAACGGGAATGGTGGGGATCGGCGGCATCGTTGCTTTGCGCCACGTCCCGGCCCGCCCGGCAAGCGTCACGTCCGTTACTACGGACTTGGTGAGATATTTTATAGGGTCGGGCAACCCCTCGTTCTCGGTAACGGTCACTCGGCGCCGCGCCGAAATGGAAATCATAACCGGCAGTTTTATCTCGACCAGCGTGCCGGGGAGGCCGCTGAACTTGACGAACGTATTGTCGACGAACATCACGCCGGCGTCGCCCGAGAAGGCGAAGTAGCGGTTAATTATCCCAGCGACGCCCGGTATGGATTCGAGCAGGCTCATGCCGGCAACTCCGATGTAACGATTTTCCGCGTGGCCGCGAGCAGGCTCTTCTCGTCTATTTTATCGGCCTTGATATTTACGTTCTCGATGGTTTGGTAAATGACGTTACTGCGCGCGCGCGTACCGATACCGCCGCCGCCTCCGCCGCCGCCTCCGCCGCCCCCATCGCCGCCCGCGCCGGCGCCCGCAAACGCGCCGCCCTCGGCTTCCCACGCTGGGAATGGCGTCGCGCCCCACGGCGTCGAGCCGAGCGGCTTCCCGCGTGGCGTGTGGGTTAAGGGCGCTTGTACAAATTTTCCTTGCCACTCATCATATGTTTTTGCGTTCTTGTATTTTTCCGACAACTCTTCCCAACTCGTTCCGCGCCACATGTCTTTTATTAAACTTCCCGCCATTTTTGCACCCTTGATTGGCCCGGCCCCCCTACCACCGCTTAATTTCGGTATAAGCCACTCCGAAAGTGCCGCAAGGCCGCCAATCTGCGCTACCGCCGCGGCTATCGCAAGCGCCCACGTGTTAAACCCAACGGCCGCCCCGGCCGCCGCCTTGCCGGCCGCCCCCGTGGCCGCCGTGCTGGTGGTAGCGGCGGCGGCCCCCCGCGCTTCCGCCGCGGTAAGCGCATTGCGGGCTATCGTTGCTTGGGCTAACGTGGCCGCGTAAACACGCAACTGGATAATCATTAAAGCGACCTTCGCTACCAGTACCATTACCGCGCCGGCGATTATCGGAAATAGTATCGTCCATACGCGCCCGCGCGCCGACAACTCGCTAAACCACTTCGCCGCCCTCATAAAAATAGGGAAGACGTGCCGTCTGAACGAGTCGGCCATTCTTATGGCTTCGGTAAACATCTCCTGTAAAACCTTGCCCCACTTCTGCATCGCCTCTTTGCCGGCCGGCGAGCGGATAAACGCCATCACGTCCGCGAAGCGCGCCTTTAACAACTTAAACGTCGGCGCCAGCGCCTCGCCGAGATTGCGGATAACCTGGCCCTTCATCGCGAGCCACAGACCGCCCCACGTCTTACCCAGGCGCTCCATTCCACCGCCGAATTTTACCGTCATGTACTTGTTTAATTTTTCGAGGGCGACTTCCGTGTCGTCGATCAGATGATTTGCATCATCGAATTTTAGGCCGGCGTCGTGTACGTTAATTCCCATCGAGCGGAACGTTTTATTCGCCTCGCCGGTCTCGCCTACCTTCATACGGCCGAGCGCTTCCGCTATCCGGTCCATCGTGTCGGTAAGGCTCTCGCCCGGATTCTTGACCGCTGCGGCCGTATCGGCGACGACCTTGCCCCACTTCTGATAAGAGTTGCCGTAGGTCTCCAAAATGGTGATCGTATTCACCATTTCCTTGGTCATCAACGGCGTACCCAGCACGGCTTCCTGGGCCCAACTAAACGCCTCGCGAATTTCGCGCTGCGTTTTGAGGAAGTTCGACAGCTTGGCCGTCATCTCCTCGACCTGGGCGTTGTACTTCATACCCGCGACCGCGACGGCGCCGAGGCCGACGACGCCCGCCGTCCCGAGCAGCATCATACGCTTCCCAAGCCGCTCGACGCCCGAGGCTATTCCGCCGATTGTTTGATTCATACGGGCGAACTTGTTATCGACGCCGCCGGCCGCGTCCCCCATTCGTTTGAGGTCGCCGGTAGCGCCGTCGATAACCTCGAAGCCCTCGGGCGTTATCCGTATTCTTATCTCGTAGTTACTTTTGGCCATCTGCGTATAACTTGCCTAACTCGTAGGCGATACGTTGCGCCTGGTACTCTTGGAAGTAGAGCGCCTCGGCGTACCGGGTAAAGAATTCGTCGTAATCCTCGGGCGGCTCTTCATGAAACACGCCCCTTATTAACGCACGAGCCTGCGCGGTTATTACGGACCGGCAGGCTTCGACGCGTTTTTTACTTTTACCTGAGCGGTGCTGGTGTACAAATTCGCCAGCAATACCGACAGGTCGGCGATAGTCGCGGGATAGGCGTTCATAAACGCCGCCAGTGCCGCGCGCTCAGGTTTCGCGATGCTATCGAGGAGGAAAATCGAGCCACTGGTCAACGGACTCCCCACCAGCTTCCCGTCCTTATCGATTTCGCTTATGTTGCGGACGTAGCGTTCGTATGCCTCGATAGACCGCTTGAAATGAAAGTCCGCTTCCTGGCCTTCGCCGTACTCCACCGTAACGGTAACGTCCTCCGGGGGTGGGTTCTCCTGCAGGTACGCCAGCAGGTCAGCGTGTACTGCCTTCTCGGCCTTTTTCTCGACGGCCATGTTACCTCCTTAACTAAACGACGTTCGTACCCTTCAGGGTAACGGTTACTTTCGTTATCTTGTCGCCGCGGCTATGCGGCTGGGAGATGTTCGTTACCTTGCAGTTCACAAGCGTGTCGATGTTGCGGGCGTTAATCTCGGACGCTATGAACAACCCGTCCGCGACCTTGTTCGCGTACGCTACGACTATCGGGAAAGGCCAATACGCCTTCGGCGATTTACCCACGGCTTTGGCCGGGGCCGCGAACTCGTCATAGGCCCTTTTTTGGAACTCGATGGTGATGTCGACGAGCTGGTCGGAGCCCAAGCCCATGCCGACGACCTCGCGGCTGCCCTGGTCGTATATCGGCTCCGGGTCCTCTTCGGACTCGGTATAGTCGATTTTGTCCACGCCGCCGATTTTCATGCCGGCGATCATCGTGGTAACGTCGTCGTACGAAGTGCCGTTAACGTATGCCATGCTTCACCTCCTATAGGCTCCGAACGAGTTGCGTCCAGCCGGTCAACTGACGAAGCGAGCCGGTCGGCACGATTCTGAGACCGTAGTTAAATACTTCCGTCACGAGGACGTCGGGCTCGGCCCACATGTTGACGTAGGCGTCGTTATAGGGTTTTATATCCGGATCGGCCAGGCGCTTCGGGTCGACGATGCGCGGCCGAATGACCTCGGCGTTGCAAGCGGCCTCGAGCATCGCTGCGTCGTTTGAGGAAAGGCCGGGGGCGCGGACGTAGTTGTTGAACCATATCCGCAGTACGACCTGCGTCGCGCCGACGATGCGGTAATAGGGCTGCTTGAAGTAATCGGAGAGGTTGTCGCACATCGCCCAGAACGAGTCGATGGCTATTCTCCGCAGATAATCTATCCGCGGCCACGCCATCAGCATGTGCTCCTCGTTGATTCTGGTAGAGCGGTACTCAGCCTCGTTCACGCCGTCGAACGTCATGTTGTCGAGCTCGCCGTTCCAGGGGTAAATGTACGTCGTGCGCTTGAGGTTAAACTTCTTGAGTCGCCCTATGTCCCAGTGCCAGCGGGCTCTCGCCGCCTGGCCAAGGATGGCGCCGGCCTGGTGCCGGACGATCATCGCGTTCTGCCCGCCCGGTACGCCGACGGAGGTTTGGCGCAAAGCCCAAATCGAGCTAACCGAGATGGCGCCGTTAAGGTCGTCGTTGGTCGGAATCGTAACGCCGCGGTAAAGCGCCGCGCTCGCTACCTGAAGGTCGACCCAGACGTCGATTTCGTAGGCCGCTCCAGGCACGCCCCCCACGAGTGGGCACTGCGGAACGGAGAATACGATCCAGCACGGGTTGAAGTTGTTGTTCCACTCGTTCGTCGCGATGGCGTGTAGTTCGTCCCAGGTCGCCAGGAGCTGCGGCTGGTCGGTGCCGATCATCGAGATGTCTTCCGTGCCGCCGATGGGGAGGCCAAGCGCGTCGCGCCATTCCGCGAGGTCTTGGACCGCCGTAGCGGTTAGCGCCGCTGTCGGGACCGGGGCCGTGTGGTAGACGATGATGAGGTCGTCGAGGTCGAAGTCGCCCGGGCCCACGCCCGTTACGACGAGCGTCGGGCCGGCAGCGGGGGCTTCGAGTTGAATCGTCGAAGTACCGGGGACGACGTCTTCTATGATTGTATATGGCCCTTCCCACACGCGGTGATTAACGTCGACAACGTCATAGTTCCGGCACAGCATATACTGCGCGACGTTGTTAGCGAGCAAGGCGTCCGCGCGGGTAATGAGCAAGGCGTACGTCCGGTCGAGCGCGGGAAGCGGAGCGCCGCCGACGGCGTAGGTCGCGTCGCCGGTAACGCCGAGCATATCGACCACCTCGGTCGCTACCGCTATACCCGTACGGTCTATCTCGCGGTAGACGACGGTCTGCACGTTGAGGTCGCGGTCTTCGGAGCTGAACCCCTCGTCGAACAGGTCCTCGAGTTGCTCCACCGCCGGGCCGCGCGTCAACGCCGCCCGCACCTCCGCCATGTTGTGGAACTGGTAGAACACCAACGGGTCGCCGGCCAACGAAGAGCCAGCGAAGCCAACGCGCCCGCCGACGCCCATACCGGCGCCCAGGCCGTAGTCGCGTATAAAGGGAATGAAGCCTGCCAAGTCGTCATATCCCATATTACTTCACCACCTTTTTCATATATTTATCCGGGTGCACCGCCGCGTCCTTGAGGTCCGCAGGGTCGATTTTCTTGTACCAGTTGCCCGGTAGTTTTTTGTATGCGTCGCAGGCGGCGTTAAATTCCCGCTCGGCGATCTCCTTGTCGAGGGGAATGCCCGCGAACTTCATCGCGGCCCTAAAACGACGTACCTTTGCCCGCTGCGCCCAGGCCGCCGGGGTCGCCTTATCGTCCTTCGGTTCGGGCACCACTACTTTTATAGGCGGGCCCTTGTCGTTGATTACGTCTGCCATGCAACCTCCTTATGGCCCAACGGGCGTGAACTCGCCGTCGTGCGGCACGATGTCCAGGATGCGCCCGGCGTCGAGCGGCTCCGCTACGAGCTTGCCCGTCAATAGCGTTTTGATAATGCCAAGAAACAAATGGCGGTCCTTCGGGAATATGAACTCGCCGGGGATGTCGAAGGTATCGAGGTCCCAGCCGATAATCGTGTCGCGCGGCCCGATGATTTCCGGGTGGGTACGGACGATACGCATGATCTGCTCGACGTACCCTGCCCACGCCGCCGTCCCGGTAAGTTCGTCGTTTATCTTCGCCAGTACCGAGATGTCGCAGTTGACTTCGAGGTCGGCGAGCGAGGTTTCGTCGCGGCGGATTATCGGGACGCCCGGCACGTCCGCACGCCTGATTAAATCCTCGTAGCCGCGGCCCGAGGCGTTGCGGCCGTAAAAATAGGCCGCGAGAAGCGGCGCCTTCTCGGCCGGCGAATCCTCCGTTATGAGATTCATGTGTGGCCAGCCGGTATAAATGTCGTCCGCCGCCGCGAATATCACCGCACCGTCGGAGTCTTCCAACTCTAGGAGCGCCGTCTTGACCGCCGTTATTGCATTCGCCAACAAGTTAGCTAACCTTCGTCAGGCGGCAGAACTTCTGGTGCCGCGTGCCCTGGGTGTCTTCGTTGCGTATCTCCTCGACGCAAAAGCTGCGGCCGTCGACCTCGATTTCGTCTCGATACTCGATCGCGACCGCGGGGAGCAAGAGCAACATCGCGTCGCAGTTCTCGAGGCCGCCGAACACCGAGGCCATCAGCGCCGTATCGGTCTCCGTGAAGACGCCGGTAATAATCGCGACGACTTCAACGTAGGTCGGCGTGGAGCCGGTAACCGAGACTGCCGTAACGGTGCGACGCCGAATCGTGATGTCGTCGCGCGCCCAGTCCCGGTGCATCTCCTCCACGTCCGCTACAACGTCTGCGGGGAACGTCATTAAATATCCCTCGCGATCTCGTCGATACGGCGCTCGAGTTCGTCGAGTCCTTCGGCGACGGGCTTACGCATGAACGGCACTGCCGCCATACCCGCCCAGTACGTCGCGAAGGCGACGGGTACTTCGTAGGGCAGAAATCGCTCGTAGCTCGCGCCGCCGCGGCGGCCGGTGCCGAGGTCAACGTAGCGGGCGTAGTGTGCCGGGTCGGTCCATACGGCTTCGTCGCCTTGAACCGACGCAAAGACAGCGCTGCGCAAATAGCCGGTCTTCCACGGCGCGGCCCGTTTCATACGGCCCTCGACGCCGAACGCGAAGTCCCGGCGCAACGCGTCAACCTTGCGCTCGACCTTCTTGGCGCGGCTGAACATGGCGAGCACGTCGGCGATGCCTTCTACGCGTAACCTCATATGTCCTCTTCGTACTCGGTAAGGTCGGTGCCGGTAGCGTCATCCACGGCGAACTTGCCGGTGACGAGGGCGTCGGCGGGTACGGACTTCGCCATCCCCTCGTACTCGTCGGCAAGGGCGCGGAGCTGCGCCAGGTTCACCCGCTGCGCCTGCTTGCCGTCCGTCATCCGGTACGAATCCAGTTGACGCATCGCCTTTATGCAGTACGCACGGATAAGCTTCGCCGCGGCGAGGTAAACGTTCGCCTCTTCCGCGAGAACCTGGTTGATGAGGTCGTCCGACCAGTCGTACGGTACGACCTCGTCGAATAGCAACCGCCGCATCTCCGGCAGCGTCCAGACCATTAGTCCTTAGCCGCCTTCGGTTTCTTCGGCACGTCGTAGTCGTCGGGCACGATGAGGCCGCCCTTCGATTCGTCGTATATCGCCGGCTTCATACCGAAGCCCGCACGGAGCGTTTTAATTATCTCCACGAGCAACGCCAGGTTGTCGTATGGATTGATGCACGGGATTAAATTCTCCGCCATGTTGCCTCCTTTACACGTTGCCCTGCACCAGGCCGCGGTAGTCGATTACGTCGTAGCCCCAGGCATGGATGCAAGCGTCTTCGGTCGTGAAGTTTTGGCCGATGTATTGCCCCAACAGGGCTTGCGCCCAGTGGCCGCGGCCCGTGAGGTACGCCGGCTCTTCGAGGCCACGTAAATACGCAACCTCGATAGATTTAAGCTCGTTCGGGTCCGCGACGAGATACCAGCACGTATTCGAGAGCGTCGCCAGGTCGGTGCAAATGATGGGTTCCTGCATACCCATCCGCCTGTGAACGGCCGGAGCTATATCGCGCCGTATCTGCCCGCCCTGTTGCTCCCAGAGCGACCAAGCGGTATATTCCAGCGCCGGCGGAACGATGAGGTAGAAACGCCCTATCTTGATGCGGTTGCCGTTGGCATCGGTCTGGTTCTTCAAGAGCGCGATGGCCGTCGCAAGGCTTGCCGCGGTAAGCGCGAGCGCCTGCGCGTTGTTGTGCGGCGCGCCGACGTTGAAAATAACCAGGCCGTCCACGTCGTAAGTCATAGCCATGTTTGTGAACGGGGCCATTACGTCGGCGGCGATGGTACGGGCTGCCGACCGGCCAAACGCGGCCGTGGTCTCCTGTAACGCGTTCAGGTCGTCGTCGACGAGGAGGCTAAGCAGGTGTTCTATCCGGCGCCCCCACAGGTTGACGTTGTAGTTGATCGTCTCTTCGGCGCGGAACGTGAACTCCGGCGCCTCGGCGCGCTCGCCCGGGATCTGGAGCAGGTTGCCGAGTTCGGTCAGGCGTATCGAGCGGATGTTTTTGAAGTCCTTGACGGTACGCGTTTTGACGAGGGGCTCCCAGTATTTCCCTTCGTATTGATAGCCGTCGAGGAGGAACTTGTTCTGGACGTTGGATACGATGCTGGGGAAATCGGAGCTCGACATCGCCTCGTTAATAAGCTCGAAGGGGCCGCTATATTCCCGGTCGATACCTTTTTCGCGCAGCGCCCTTTCCGCTATTTGATGAATCGAGTAAGCCATACTTCACCTCCTTATGGTTGCATCTTGTTCTGTTCTTGGATGATGTAGTCAACGTCTGTGGTTTTGGCCCCAGCCGCTACGTTGAGCAGGTAATAACGGCAGTATTGCGCGTTTGCCGACAGCGCCGTGCCACTTGCGGGAT